ATATTCTTTTCCACCAAATGTAAATTTCTTTTTACCAGCTCTTTTTGCTGCAGATGCTGCGCCGATAAAATCTGCTACATCATCATCTAAAATTTCTTCTGGAATATCTTTTCTAGACATTGGATTCTCCGATTGTTTTTGTACTATTTATAATTTATTTTCGTTTCTGCCAAAGGTCATTATCTGCCTTTCTTGCACCACCACCAGTAAGAAATGAGTTAACTCTTGCAAAAGCCCATTGTTGTGGTGTTGTGCCTGGGCGATGGCCTGTTTTCCATGCAGCCATTCCTCTATCATATACCTTTTTTAGAATACCATACGAAATACCAGACTTGTCTGCTTTTTTTACCAATCCGTCGATCTTCTTTTCTTCTAAATCAGTTTCTTCTTTATAATTTGCATTGATAGATTTTTTATATAGATTTTCTAAATCTCTACCCTTCATTCCTCTGAACGATTTGGCAATGTCAAATGCATATGACTTCAATGAAGATTTGTTTCCTTTAGATTTGATTACTTTATGAAGAGCATCAAGGGCTGCTTTGTTCATCAGTTCTTGATTGGATGCAAGTGCTTCTGCTACGCTTTCTGGAACGCAATTTGGAACCATCTTGCCGTTCTTCTCTTTCATACCTACCTGTTTATATCCATTCCAGCATCCATCAGCCTCTTTTTTCAGACTTTTACCCTCTGAATCATAGCCTGGCTTTCCTGCCTTTTCTTTTTTAGAAATTGCTATCGCTGCTCTTTGTGCAGCAGAATGGCCAGCGCCTTCCTGTTTGTCTTTCTTTTTGTCATCTTTTGACATAGAACCTTTTTTAACAACGCCAGAATTTTTGATTTTATTAACCAATTTCATGCGGCGCATGTTAGAAATTTCTTCGATATAATCTGGAGACTCTTTTCTCATTCTAGGTTCCTTTCTATTATAGTGCTGAGATACTAAACTCAAGTTTTTTGGATCGTTATTTAATGGATTATTATCTTTATGGTGTACATCTTTGCCATCACCACGTTTTGCCTTACCAGCCTTTTCCATTGCATATCTTGCACGTTTTCTGGCTCGGTTTTTCTCCATTTGTTCTGGTGTTCCATGATATTGCTCACGCTCTTTTTTATAATCTCTTTCTTCGTATTTAATAACTTTATCAGGCGTTTTGAAATTTTTCTTCCGCATAATAGTTTTCATTACAACATCAAATTCATCATTAGTTCTATCATAAGTGATAGCGATAGGAATATTGATATCAGTTTGAATATCTTTCAATACTGCCTCAGCGCCAGCCATGCCCTTGATAGATTTACCCTTTTTAGCGTATACTTTCTTAATAAAATCAGCAAGTTCTTTCATTGTGATGTTTGGATTATTTCTATCATCATCCATTCTATCACCAAAATGTCTTGTAAAATTGAAATCAATATCAAACTTTTTAAATAGTTGATCTACTACTTTCTCAAATGCTTTTATTTGTTTCAATCCAATCAATCCCATTTGATTGCCTTCTTCTATTACTTCTTCTTTCCTAAATAATTTCTGCATAAATGTTTTTTTAGAATTTTTGGATTTCTCAGGGGTTGGGTTGGTTAACGTATACGCCACAAGGCCAGGCTTGGCATTACCATTAACTTCAATATCCCATTTAGATTTTGTTCCCCACATCTTTAAAAATCTTTTATAAAGTCTTGATCTATTACCGTCTTCTTTATTTGCATAGAAAGTTATTTTTCTGGCACTAGTTTTGTCCAATTGCGACCACCATTTTAACATAGCGGCTTGGACTGTTGCGAAAATTCTAAACTCATCACCTTGACCAGTTCGACTCATATTCTTTTTAGATGAACCTCTTGCAAATTCTATCTCATAAATACCGTCAGGATCTTCACTGATATGAATATCTAACGCACTACCATCGTCAAGTTTTGCAATAGCGCTTGAAGGCCCCTTCGGTTTTAAATATTCCCATTTTATGGCGTAAGGTTTATCAAATGCTTCACCATACATCTGTCTGTACTTTTTGGTATGTTCTGATTCTTTAGTTTTTGCATTTGCATCGCCTGGCGCAGGGCCTGATTTTTTCTTCGAAAAATGTCTTGCTCTCGCTTGTTTTGTTGATTTAGACATTTCATCGCCATCGGCATCTTTTGCGTAGTATTTTTTAGGTTGCGTACCTTTTCTATCTTCGATATCTTTGTCTTGTGCAACTTTTCTTTCTGCAAAAAACTCTTCGTATACTGAATCGTATAATTCGTTATCATCTGCATCGTCAACGTACTCCACAAAATCTGTTTCTAAAAATTCTAATAAGTCTCCATTTACAGAATCTAAAAATGTAGCAAGTTCTTCACTGATATTCATAGACTTCCTCAAAACATCAAATAATTTTTTACCTGTTGTTTTTTCGAATTTCTTAGGCAAACCAGATTTAAATCCGTTGAGTATTTTACCAGTTTTCGGGTCTTTCTCATCTTCATATCTATTTGCAGCTGCTGCTGCTCTCATTTTAGATGCTGACATACCAGAAACACCCTCTGCATCAGGATCTCTTTCACCCGCAGAAACTACTTCAATACCATCTTTAAAATCATAGAAACCATGATTTCCTTTTTTACCATTATATTTGTTAAGTGTAGTTTTAAATTCTGTAACTCTATCTCCACCGACAACCATAATACATCTCTTATAACCCATATCATATAACATAGGAGCAATCAAAAATGCAGTCTTTGCATTTTTATTAGAAATGATATTACGAGAATACTTTGGAAACATCTTTTTCATAAAACCAACCTTAGTTTTATGATCTAAAGGATCCTTTTTGTCATTCTGCGAATGACTAGGAAATACCATAAAGTCGGCACCTTCTTTTTTAGCAACCGATGCAAGTTTTTCTATAAGTTTTTCGTGTCCTGTGGTTGGTGGATTAAACCTACCAAATGTAAAAACTACTGTGTCTTTCATATCTCTGTTCTCGTAATGCTCGTAATACGCTCTATCTGCTGTGTAATAATTGCTTCTCTATTAGGCCAGAAGATGTATTCTTTTTCTTTGTTCTTCATCAAATTATTTAGGAGCGGTAGGATCAAGTCTTCGACCTCTTTAAGTTTAGAATTAACAATCACCTTTTCATTACTATAATACTCTTTCACTGTTTCCACTTCATCCAACATTTCACTTAGCTTATCAACTACATTATCCATTTTATATTCCAATAACTTGAGGCCCTCTCCAGTGCTTTCAAGTTTTTCAGATACTTCTTCGGACGCCTGAGAAGGAGCAATGCTTCTAAGTTCTTCTTCGTCTACAGCAGTAAACCCAAAATCTATGTCATCAGTCATTTAACTGTCCTTCGTATATCTTTATCAGCAGTTTTCCGCTGTTTTCGTTTTTAATCACTCTATGGTATTTGTGATTATCTATTCTAAACATCATCCCACTCAACAACTCAAAGGGAAATTCATTATCATATTGAAATGCCCAACCATCAGATTCTAACACTTCTACTAATCTGTCTTCTCTATCTCTATGCCAAACTAGTTCTTCATTATCAACATCGTGCGAAAATTCTCTTACAAAATGGTCAGAGTTATTATATTCGGAGTATGGTCTCACCTATCACTAATCCTATCACTCAATTTCTTATCTAATTCTTCAATTTTTCTATCAAGTTCTGCCTGAAGTCTTTCTGCTTCACCCAATAATTGATCTATCGCGGATTCAATGTCATCAATCCATGTTTCATGTTTTGCAAATTCAGTTTCAATCACTCCAAATAATGACAAATAGTGTTCATGATTTTTCGAATCAACATCATTTTGGCTATTATTAGAATCATCCACATACTTTCCCATGTTCGAAAATCTATCATCAATATTACCTGACAACATTTCAAATACTTCGCCAGTTTTATTTTCTAGTTCTACCAATTGCAATTTTAGTTCTGAAACATCTCTCTGTAAATTAAATTGCTTTTCTTGTTCTGTCTTTGCGGTAAGTTCTGCCATCTCAGTTTCAAGTTGCATAATTGTTTGTGCTTGTTGAGCAGTCCACCAAACAAACGCACTCACTTGTAGAACTATTGCAACCACAACACCTATACTAAATTTATTATTCATTTACATCTCCTACCAGAAAAAATTACCGCCGCCTGAGAGGCCTAATGCTTTTGCATACTTAGGAAGTCTACATGCCCAATAACCTGCCTTGGTTTTATCATTTTTTTGGTCGCAATTATGTCTCGCCACAAAACTTTTTCTTGCCTGCGGATCATTAATCTTTGCAGTCAACCCTGTAGTATCCCCAAAAGAAACTTTGATGACATTACCTTTGGCATTTTTTACATACACATAATACTTTTTGGAACCACCTCTTTTTGGCTTGTTCAACTCTACATTATCATCTTCTTCGTATAGAGGACAATCTAAAGGAACATGTTCTCCCTCATACATGGCATATTCGCCAATGTCAGTTTCTATGACTTCTAAATCATAATCATCCAATATGATCTGACCATCATAATACATAGTTCTTGCTTTATTGAATGTTTCAAAATAATGCTCAGAACCAACTCTGAATACGTTTTCTAAAAGAGATATCTCATTCTCTACATGATACTGTACCATCTCTTCGATGTTTTGAAATTGTTTAAAACTCTTCATTTCATCAGTCCTTTAATCATCTTTAGTGCCTTTTTGCCATCTGTATGTTTTGGATTAATACTTACTTCATCACCATTCATAAAGTCTGATATACTTGCAGACTTTCCAAGCGCAGTGATTGCTTTATGTAGTGGGTCTTTTGGATCATACTTCGTTTCAAATCCACTCTTACCCCTAAGTTCAACCCATTTTTTGTCGCCCTTATTCCACATCTTCAAAACATCCATGTCTTTGCCACGAATGAGTTTGAGTTTAACACCCTCTTTCAAAAAGAAAGAAAAAGGTTTCATTAGTCAATATCCTCATCATTATCCAAAACCGCATAGTCATAAACAGAATCAATATAATCTTTTGCTTTTGTTACTTTAGAAACAATCCAAGGCTCAATGTCAAATTCATCCATTTGAGGTCTAGCCATCTCTGCTTCCATCGCTTCCATCAATTCATCTATTTTCTTAGACATTATAACCATATCACGCATCATCATCTCAGCGGTTTCAGACACAAAATCTCTCATCTCATTAATGTCTTCATTCTGTCTTTTCAGAACTGCCGAAACTTGTGGATGATCAGATAAACCTTTTTTGATTTTGTCGATTGCTTTAACTGCGCCAGTCATATTACCACCCTTATATCGTGGGTCAGATGCAATACCAATGGCCATTTTAATGTCTTTAGACGAAAACTTTGCTTCATCAAGAATTTCTGTAATATTTCTTTTTGCCTTTTGGCCATCAATCCATTTCTTTGCAGCTTTATTCGTAGGAGTTTTCTTTGCCCATGCAGAGATTGATCTATATGTCGCCATAACATCTCTTTCAAAATCTGCACCATCAGAGTTATCTACAATGAACATCTTTGCTTTAAATGCTCTTTGGAATTTTCCGATATTATCTTGCACACCCTTCCACATTTTTCCAACTTCGGTTGCGCCCAGAGTTCTACTTCTTGCAGCATCTCTTGCAACTGCTGTTTCTAAATTTGTGTTAACAAAAATCATTGCAGTCTCATAACCAAGCTTTTCTAATTGTTTTTTCTGCTTAGAGATCTTATCGTAATCTTTTCCTGTACCATCAACAACCAAACCCAATCTACCTTGCACATAGAGTGATTGTTGTTTAGATGTAACCTTCTTAGATACAACTCTTGCAGCCTGCCCTGCATCTGACCAAATATCATCTGGTTCCATTTTTAAACCTGCCTTTTGCAGGGCTTTTTCAAATGCGGGATCAGAGTTTACAATTCTCATCCCCAAAGAACTAAGTGCAGTTTTACCCACAATAAACGATTTACCAGAACCTGGCCCACCAGCAAGAAAAACTGCCTTAAAAATAGAAGGATCGTTAACTCCTTCTTCTAATTTAATTTTTTCGATGATGTGTTTAATATCCATTTACTTATCCCATGCCTTTGCTGCAGTAAAGTTATTAAAACTGAATTCCATCCTATCAACTAGCTTAACTGCATTAGTTCCAGTATGGTCAATGGCAACATATCCTTCTGGATTTGATACCTTATAACCCTTATCAGTTCTAACAAAAATATCTGTCATTTGTTTTATACTATTTAGTTTATTTACAATTAGAGTTTTTGCAGTAATCAACTCTTCCATGAAATCTACAATAGCATAAACAACAGAGTCTAACTTCATCAATTTCTTGACTAGGTCATCTCTTAGTTCCTCTTTAATTTTTCTAGATTTCTCAGTTTTTAGTTTAGAGATAACCTTTTCGTCGAAAAACTTTTTGACATACATCGAATATCCCAATTGTTTGATATTCTTGGTTGAAATATCTTGCCCTTCTCTGATATATGCATTCAGATAGGTTTTGAAGCTTCCACCAGACAATCCCTTTACAAATGTTTTGTCTTGCATATTAACAAAGGCCTTAAAATCATTGGCCTTAATTTTTTTAAACTTTCTACCAACAGATGATAATGAACTATTTACTGCCTTCAGTTCTGTTGCAGTAAATTTTGCAGAACCAGAAACATCCTTGAATGTTGCATCGTCCATCCAAACGGAAGATGATTTTTTCAGTCCAGAAATATTAGCACCAAATGATGCAGTCATTCCTTGCAAATCTTTACCCTTATATGTTGTATGCCACACAACTCCCAATTTGGCAGCGGATATTTGTTTTCCGATTGCAGAATCTTTCTGAACTGCGTATACCAATGTATTTGGTTGAAATGTCACATACGACTCACCATCGATTTTTTTATCTGCCTTATCGTCAGTGAACATCAAGTCACCTTGGATAACATCTTTAATACCTAGTCCAGATAATTCCTTAAAAGCCACTGCAAATTTAGATTTCAGAGTTGGAGACAAATCTGCATCTTGAATTTCTTTAGCGCTCTTATATAACAATGGAACTGCATTAAAGACAGACTTCTTTGCAACAAAGAATTTGCCATCGGCAGGGTCTGTTCCGGCGAAAATAGCGGGAGCTCCATCCCACTTTACTGTCATATTAATCTTTGATCCAGATTCACCAGAAAGCATATCTCGCAATGAACGTAAAAAATTAACTGCAGCTCTTCCACCATTAATTCCATTGTTTATAATTTCATCTTCAAGATGTTCTAAGTGAAGATTTTTTCCTGCTTTTGATTCTATTAAATGTGTTCTAAAACTTTTCATTAGTATAACTTTCCAAATGGGCCGAACATTGGGCCTTTTTTCTGTGCCATAAAAAATAAATCCCTTATAAACTCTTTTCTTCTAGATAATGATAAATTTGCTACAATATATGCAAAACATACGATTTGAGATATAACAACATTATCTTTACTTCTTCCTTTTGACCAAGATTCTTCAAGTTGGTCTACAAATTTATCTAAATTCCCATCAATCGTAAAAAGTGTTTTATTTCTTTTTATAATCGATATTTTATTTTCAAAATCTTTTCTATCAAACTTCATATAATGAGTGTGTTCTGGCATCAAATATCCATCCTTTTTTAATTCAAGTTTCAACATATCTTTTGGAACTTTTCCTAAGAACGCAGCAGCTCCAGTTCCAACAAACTCATATGTGATGTTTCCAATTTGGGCCTGATTGCTTTTCACTCCCATACGATAAGTTTTGTTTTGATATTTTACTTCTAATTGACTAGTAACTGAAGTAAAAGACTTTGTTTTTTCATTATATGGAATATTTAAAAGAAACTTTGAATAGTCTACAGAACTTTCTTTAGTAGAAGATTTTAAATTTACTAAATCATAATTTAATTTTTTTCCATCATTCTTTTTCAAAGAAACACCAACAATGTCTGTATTATTATATGCAGAAACTAATATAGCATTACACTCTTGAATACTAACTGCTTCATCTAACATCGCTTCATATTTTTTATAAGCAGACGACCTTAAAATCCATATATCAGCAGGGTTCCACGAATCTTTCTTTGCAATATCAAACTTGGTATTTACTAATTTTGATATATAATCCATAAATCCCCCATCACGATTATAAACATCAAATTTACTATTTGGTAGCTTGGTTTCTTTTTCGATTTGATTAAATTGTAATTCAAACGAATTATACCAAGACTTTTCATATGGGAGATTGGGATATATTTCTAAGAGTGTCGGAAGCATTTGCTCGAATTTCTTGTAATTTTTTGTTTTACTAGATAATAATTCCTCAAATATTTTAAGAGTAATTAATTCTTGTTGTTGGGTAGTAGGAGCATTACTACTTGGATTAGATCCATTTCCAAATTTAAGAGATATTCCTATATATTTTTTCTTATATGAATTTATATCGACCATATTCTTAAAATCATTAAGAATCTTTGCGTTTCCAAATCCTGCGTTACCTGTCTCTATTGTAATAAATTCATCAAAAGATTTTCCAAAGCTAGATTTCATTTCTTCGAATAATGAAACCAAAACTTTTTCTTTACTCGTTACCACCCCAAGATCTTTTATATCTTGGGATGATTTTGGTCTATAATTATAAGCCATGAAATGGAATTACCTTTTTATTCAGTTAATACCCACTATTTATAATTTTTACATATAGTGCAAATAAGTTCCTACAATATATTTGTCATTAGAAACTGCTGGTTGGGCCTGGTGTGGGTGTGTCCAGAATGGTGGGAATACGGCAAGTCTGCCTTGAACTGGCTTAATGCTTGTATTATAATCTGGAAATACTGTCTCTCCGCCTTCTTCTACTGTATTCAAGTAAAAGAAACATACCAAGAATCTTCTAGCAGAAGCATAATCACCGACATCTGCGTGATATTTGAAATCATCCTCAGTTCCAGCAAAATACTTCTTCATCCGCACTTCTTCATTATGACATTGTGTAGGGAAAAAAGCAATATTATTATGCTGACGATAACTTTCAACATATTCGGAAACTTTACCCAATAATTCCATTGACAACTCTTCAAATTTTGGATTAGCTGACAACAGGGCAGGGTCAAAGAAGTTTATTTCTGTAAAACTTCTATACTCTGGATGTTCAGTTTTCTTATGATGTTCTTGAGCCTTTTCAAACTCTGCGATAATCTCTTCGCATTTCTCAGCCGATAAAACATTATCCCAAACAGAAATATATGCCATATTTCCATCTGGTGGCTTTACTGCAAAGGTATCTCGGTCCACTTCAAAATTTACAACTTCCTGTTCTGTAGTTGCTGTGTTTGTTTCTTCTGTCATAGTTTAATCTCCACTTTTCCTATCTTTTTACTGGATTTTGTACTAGAGAATGTTTCTCTAAAGTTATTATCTGTTTTTTCTTGTATTAGTTCATCTTGTGCATCTTCTTCTACATCATACAATCTCATTTTAGGTCTGTCAATACCTACAACAAATCTTTTATATTCATTTGGATCATTATACCTATTCTTCAATTGTTTAATTAATATTTGCCCCATTTCTTCTAATTCTTCTGTTGCAATCAAAGCAAACATTAAGTCCGCTGTAGCGGGCAAACCAAAACTTTCTGATGTATCTGTCAAGTCTACATCACTATTGCCATATCCACCTCTGGTCGTTTGAGTTGCAGTCACAATAGGAACATCATTCTCAACAGCAAGACCTCGTAGTTCTTCTGCAATAGATTTTATCAATGTATATGAGTTTGCACCAGCGCCAGGTTTGACACGAGCCGATGAACATATATTTAGGTAATCAATATAGATTACTTTTGGACGAAAATTCTTCTTTAATGACAACTCATTTAACAAATGTCTGAAATGGTTTGCATTGGCAACTGCTGTAGGATATTCTTTAATAATCATCTTTCCAGTAGTTTTCTTTTGTAATTTGTCAATCTTTTTATCAAAGGTATTTCTAGCCATACTAGAAACATCTTGAATAGAAGTATTCAATAAGTTTGCATCAATTCGCTCTGCAATTTTTTCCTCTGACATCTCAGCAGTAATATACAAAACATCATATCCCATTAAGAGATGATTTGCCGCACAGTCACACATAAACAGCGATTTGCCAACACCAGTACCAGCGAGAGCAACATTCAAAGTTTTCTTTGGCAATCCACCCTGAGTAATACGATTTAACATATCCAAATGAAATGGTATCTTTTCTTCTACTTTTTGATAGAATTCAAATCTAGATTCCCAATCGTCAATAAAATCATGCCCAATATTACTATCAAATGAAACTGCGAGAGCTTCACTCAGTATCTTAGGCATATTACCTTTATCTGGGCCATCGTCATTGATAATACTAATAGATTTCATTACTGCATTATATACAGCACGATCCTGACACCATTTTTCTGTAGCATCAAGTTGCCACTGACTATTTCTATGTTCTTCTTTTTGATTATTAAGATAATCTATAAACTCTACAGATTCTTTATAAATGTTTTCTGATACATTAACATCCTCTAAAGATATCATCAGCGAATCTTTAGTCGGAAGTTCATTATACTTTTCAATATGATTTTTCATCAAATCAAATACAGTTTTATTCGATTCGCTCTGAAAGTATTCACGATCTATAAACGGTAATGCTTTACGCACATAAGCATCATCCGCAAATAAACAATTCATAACAACTTGTTCAGTTAATTCCATTTAACCTTTTTGCCTCTTCAATTAATTTTTCTGATTCTTTTTTCAAATGCTCAGCCTGACGCAATAGCGCCTCTCGTTTTCCATCTATGTCTGTACCCTTAAACATAGACATAGTATTTGGTTCTTCGTCGGATGTTCCGTACACTTCTGTCCATTTATCTTTTGGACATCTAATCTGTGCAATCTTTGCCTTTGCGGGCATAAAACAGCCACAAGATTTACATACCTTTATAGATGCCTGAAACTGGTCACAGGAGCGACACGTTGCCATGCGCTCCTGATAGATATAGTTGGATGCAAATATCTTAGACATTATCCAACTCTAAACTTCTTACTGATAAATTCATCAAACTTTTCATCTTCCAAAATCGGTTGCCAAAACTCATTATTATGAGTATCTTTCTCACGAAACTTTTTATCAGCAACCTCACCCGATTCCACATCAACCATCTGATACCAGCCGCCTGACCTTGATATTACACCATAATCCATGGCCATGTCAAGAAGACCTGAGAATTTATCTACACCCTTTTCCCAAGAAACTGAAATCGGTATTTTAGATTTTTCTTTGACAAACCTAGATTTCTCGACATTGATTACAAAATGATATCCTTGTATCTCCGTACCCACCTTATCTTGTTGTCTACCAACAATCCAAATAGTGTCAGCACTATAATACATTCCAGTGCCACCAGAGACTACTTTGGTAGGATATAGCCCCTGAGAATCATATGTATGATTGATAGCAACCATTGGAATATCCTTCATCGTAAGATGTGGAGTAATCATTCTGAATAAGGATTTAAACTGCTTTGCCCTAGTCATATCGGCCGCAGACTTTTGACTCTCTGCATCATCCACTTCTTTCTTGGATGCCAAATTACCGACAGAATCTACCATGATAAACACTTTATCATCAGTTTCGATTTCTTTTAACTGAGCAACCATATCAAATTTTAGCTCTTCCAAATCAGTGACAGGAACGTGGACAATTCTTGTTGTGTCAATATCAAACACATCAAAATATCCCTGTGGAGTACCAAATTCCGAATCGTAAAATAAGACAACACCTTCTGGATTTTTATCCATGAAAGCTTTCATCATAATTAGTCCGAAAGCAGTTTTAAAATGTTTAGATGGGCCTGCAATCATTGTCAATCCTGATGTATATCCACCATTCAAAGAACCAGAAAATGCGACATTCATCGCCGGAATATTAGTCGGGGTGCTGTCTTTTTCATGTAGGTACTTTGATTCTGATAACACATTAACTCTTCCATCTTTAAATGAAGAGTTTTTTCTAAGTTTGCTCATTAATCCTTTTGACATCGTTTTCTCCTAAAAAAAGTCATCTATCGAAACACGGTCTTCTGTTGTCCAACCAATTGCATCAGTGATGGTAGTGATTGGATCTAAGAAGGCTTTTTCGAATTGTTTG